TCCTCTTACAACTGGTATTGGTTCTGTCTTTATGAGACATGCTGGTATTGGATACACCACTAATACTCCACCAGTTACATTTGCTCTACCCAATATCCTCGTTGGTATTGGAACAACAATTGCATTCGGATCTCAGAGCGGTGCATATGAAGTTGATGAACTTGTCACTGGAAGCCTCAGCGGCACTACCGCGAGAGTCAGATCACATGACATTGATACTGATGTAGTTAGAGTTGTGGTAAATAGTGGTGGGTTCTCACCTGGAGACATCCTCACAGGATCCTCCTCCACTGCTAGATATGCTGTTCAATCCTATAGCGATGACAACGTTGAGTCTACAGGCACAGGTGCAGACTTCTTTGATAATGATGATCTTGAGACAGCAGCTGATGCAATTCTCGACTTTACTGAGTCCAACCCATTTGGTGAATACTAATGTTAGGAAAATACTATTACCATGAAGTCATAAGAAAGACGATTATCGCTTTCGGTACAGTCTTCAATAATGTCCACATCAGGCACAGTGACTCTGGTGGTGTGGAGAGTGATCTGAAGGTCGCAATTGCTTATGGACCTGTACAAAAATTTCTTGCCAGACTTGAGCAACAACCTAAGTTAAACAAGACGGTTGGTCTCACTCTGCCTCGTATGTCTTTTGAAATGACTGGTATCAGTTATGATGCCTCCAGAAAGACAGCGATTACACAAACTTTCAAGGCTGTCGATAGCACTGACAGTAATATGAAGAAGGTGTATATGCCAGTTCCATATACGCTGACTTTTGAACTTAACATCTTGGCAAAACTGAATGATGATTGCTTACAAATCATTGAACAGATTCTGCCTTATTTCCAACCATCGTTCAATGTAACCATTGATCTTGTTTCTGCAATTGCAGAGAAGAAAGATGTTCCTATTGTCCTAGAAAATATCTCCTTCACTGATGACTATGAAGGTAACTATGAGACAAGAAGGGCTTTGATTTACACCTTGACATTTAGCGCTAAGTCTTATCTGTTTGGTCCTATCGCAGACAGCAGCGACGGTCTTATCCGCAAGGTTCAAGTCGATCAATATGCTGGAGCAGATACCACAACTGCGAAGCGTGAAGTTCGTTATACAGTCGAACCTGATCCAGTTGATGCTGCACCCGATGATGACTTTGGATTCAGCGAGTCCGTAAGTTTCTTCACTGACTCTAAAAATTATTCGCCTGGCACTCAGGATGATCGATAACCATGAAAGACTTTGACTCTATTGATAAGGCTCTAGATATCGAATCCTCGATTGTAGAGTCTGAACCTGCACCTATCAGCAAGAAAAAAGAAGAAAGGAACAAATCAGAAATTCAAAAAGACTATGAGTATACTCGTGGTCAACTGTATTCTTTGATCGAGAAAGGTCAGGAAACCTTGAATGGTATTATGGAACTAGCAGATGAAACGCAATCTCCTAGAGCGTATGAAGTTGCTGGTCAGTTAATCAAGAATGTTGCCGATTCAACAGATAAGTTGATTGATCTGCAAAAGAAATTAAGAGATCTAGATGAAGATCCTAAGTCCAAAAACCCAACAACCGTTAACAACACTATGTTTGTTGGATCGACAGCAGATCTTGCTAAGTTTTTAAAGAAATCTCAAGACGATATTCAAAACACTTGATGCTAAATACTCGGCCAAGACGAGTAAATTATGCAAAAAGTTATTAATATTCTAGCACTTCTTTCTTTTATCGGGACTGCTGGAATTATCGGTGGAGGTACATTTGTATACCTCAGACGTGCAGAGATTAGTGATAATGTAAAAGCAGAAGTAACCAAGGCTGCTACAGAAGCAATTACCGAAGCACTTCCTGGTCTGCTTGATAATGCTATGCCTGCACTACCCACTACCACAGGTCCAGCGGTAGAAATCCCCAAATTGTAATTTATGGAAATTCCTGACATTGGTGTTAGGAATATCGGTATACCAAATGTAGGAGTTAATCCTATATTCCAACCTGGTATTCCTAGAAACTTCGTTATTCATCCACCAATTACCGACTTTCTCTGGAAACCTATAGTCGCGTATCCTGGTTGTGTTGAACATGCAGCTGCTATTGAGGATGATCAAAAAGTCATCAGATGTGATGGTGAAGTCCCTAGTTACAATGCTATGGACTATACACCTGAAAATTTGGTGATCAAAAAAGAGGTTCCTCCACCGAAAACGAAAACTCCAGATGCTCCAGAGGTTCCAGAGGCACCAGAGGTTCCTTCTAATGTGGTTCCTCCAGCAAAAAAAGATGAGGAAGTTCCTTGTCCTGGTCCTAATGCACCACGCATCGGTGATGTAGCACAGAATCAAAAGGAGAGAGTATCTGGTTTTGAACTACAAGGTGATATCTGTGTGGTTCTTTATGAGGATATTCCTTGGACAGCACAATATCTACCAGCACCACAGATTGCTGCGACCACTGGTGGTATTGCTGTAGTTGCTACTAGTTCTGCTCTGCTTGCAAAACCATTGGCAGATTTACTGCTAAAGGTTATCAAACCAGTAATCAAAAAGGTTATCGGTAAGGTGCAAAAACTTATTGGGAAGAAGCAGAAGATCGAATCCCTAAAGGAGCGCCGAGATCAGCAGCGGATACGCTCGCACGCCCTGCGGAAGCTGAAGGGGAAGGAATAGAGTGAGTGTGTGGATGTGCATGTCCTGGAGGATTGTTAACCATCACATCTGCACATACCGCATAGTAAGGACTCTTGGGGTGGAAATAAATTCCTTGCTTTTTCATTTCTCCACAATTTTTGAGTCTCGCAAGTTCAAAATCTAGACGCTTATTAGCAAGTAATTGCGCACGATAAGCGTTGTGAGTTGCTGCTGCTTTTTTGCATAATTCCTGCGCTTTTCCATCCAGAGGAAAAGATAAAGTAGCAGAGAAACCTATGCTTCTGTTGTGATTATCTTTCTGTCCAGTTCTAGTCGGAACTTCATAGAGAATCCCACCTGGATTATCCAAAATTCCATCCTCGTCCAAGTCTGACATATCGTAGACAGGATCGTTATAGGTTGGTTCATAAGGCCATTGATAACTCTTCGATTGAGTCACATATGGCGTGAAGTTTAGAGTGGGTCCTTGGCAGCTGATACCATCACCATATGTGTTGGTGATATAAGGACCCTGAAGGACCTGAATAGCCTGGTTGGTGACTGATCCTGTGCTATTTGCAATCGGACTTGCCGTTGCACTTACACCACCGACAGTCTCTGCACGAGCAGGAAGAGCACTTACAAGACATAGGATTAATCCGTAAACACTGAGGTTGTATCGGTCACGCTTGTGATTTCCGTGACCCTTTGAATTACTGTTTGATTCGTCATCCCAGGTCCTTGATACGTTTCCGTGAACTGGAAAGGTGCTCCTGAGTTGATGATCGAATAGTTCGGTCTGCTGTTGAGATTTAGGGAACTGCTGGTTGAACTTACTGATCCCGAAACCCCACCCATGGGACTTACTGTTACTGTATTTGTGTTTGTTGAAGGACTCAATGACGCGGAACCAGTTCCGACGTTTGTCCCTGTCACGGTGTATTGCCATCCTGTTGAATAATCAATTGAGTTAATTGTTTCTGTTACTTTACTCGTCGTTTCTGTGTGACTCGTCATCGAGCCCTGAGTGAAGTTTGGGACAACTGGAACTGCTTGGGCAGTGGCAGTTGAAAGCAGGATTCCCGCCGCACACAGAGCAATACTCCACATTGTCCCGCCAAAACGGATCATCGCGAGGATCCTCAATCAACGGTTAGTTCTGTAACGAATTGTCCCGTTGCCTGGGTACCTGCACCACCAGCGGTCAAAGTCATAGCACCAGCAGAGGTGATCGTACCTGCCAGACTACCAGCAGTACCAGCAGCATTGCTAGTCATCGAACCGAAGTTCGCTACATCACCTACAGAAACTGCACTAGTAGGAACTGCATCTGCTTGATTGTAAGTAGCAGAATAGGAGAAGGCAGCACCAGGGGTGTCTTGAGTTGCTGAAATAGTTCCAGGAGCATAAACTCCACTGGTGATAGTACCAGCAGAAATAGTATTTGCTGTTGTACCGTCTGTAGTATCTACGCCACTTCCTGATACGCTGTAGGAAGAACCAATTCTGGTTGCTTGTGTTGCAGCGGAGTTGACATTCAACTGTACGCTAGAACTCAGTCTGTGAGTAATATCGGCATGTGCGGGTGCCGCCAATCCAAACATAGCAAGGAGCACTAAGGCTCTTTTCATGGAGTTTTCATCTATCTTATAAAATATATAGGCCTAAATATTCTTAGTAAGGTGTATCTGTATCACAGAGAACATGACTGAAGAAAAAAGATATTGCGCTCTTTGCCAAAAGGATGAAACTCGTTCCGAGTGTACTTATGGACCAGAAGCATGGGATATGGCAACACTGTCACCTAAACTCTCAGCAAGGATAGGAGAAGCAATGTCTCCTCAAGATATGCTGCTGCAAAAGCAACAGTTGAGATTGAATACTAGAAAGTTGATGCAGCAGAGAAAGGCACTCTCTAAGCAGAAACCTATTTCTCAGCCAATGAATCCTGCTTCTCTGGAACCTGTAAAAGAAGCGATTCAAGAGAAAGCAGAAAGAGTCAATGTACTTGGTAAGTATTACACCGTAAGTCTTGTCTTCAGAGGTGTTGGTAAGATAGTTCAGTTCTTTGTGCCTGATGTCAAGAGACCAACCAGAGATGAGTTCCAAGCGAATGTAGAGAAGATCTATCCTGGTGGTAGACTGGTTCACTATTACGAATCAGACAGACAACCACAACAACCTACTCTCTTTATTCAAAAGGAAGAAGTAGCTCCTACCATTGATAAGAAGGCTCACAGATCTGCTCAGAGAGATGCCAAGATTGGCAACCTTGCTAGAAAGACAGATAATCCTGGTGAGAAAGCAGCTGCCGAAAGAAAGGCAAAAGGTCCTAAACTCATGGGTGAGAGAGCACTCTCCAGCGATGAGAAAGATGACAAAGAAAAGTATGTCAAAGGCATGAAGAAATCCGTAAAGGATTTCAAGAAGCGTTATGGTGATGAATACAAGTCTGTAATGTATGCCACTGCCACTAAGATGGCAAAAGAAGAGACTGAAGAAGTTGATGAGTGCTGGAAGACTCACAAGAAAGTTGGTATGAAAATGAAAGGTGGTAAGTTGGTTCCAGACTGCCGTCCTAAGAATGAAGAAGTAGAACATGTAGAAGAAGACTGGCAGAAAAAGTCTGGCAAGAACCCTGAGGGTGGCCTGAATGAGAAGGGTCGCAAGTCTTACGAGCGTGAGAATCCTGGTTCTGATCTGAAGAGACCTTCTAAGAAAGTTGGTAATAAGCGTCGTGCATCATTCTGTGCAAGGATGAAAGGTATGAAGAAGAAACTGACTTCATCCAAAACTGCCAATGATCCTGATAGCAGAATCAATAAGTCTCTCCGTGCTTGGAATTGCTAAACGGTAACTAAATTTACGATTCTTACCACATTTTGTTTATAAAAGAACAAAAAGTAACAATTGTATACAGACAAAAGTCTAAATAGACAGTATAATACTGATACCAAGTTTAGACTTCCAGTATGATATCATTTTACCTAACGGCTCTGATTATCTGCGCGTTGATTGTCTACGCCGGATATGAAACGACCTTTAGGTTAATCTATTTCATTGAGCTCCGCATCAAGTATGCGTGGGTTCAACTTAGGTTGTATTTCATGAAAAAATCATTTGAACGACACATGAAGAAACTTGGTGTCCAACCCACAAGGAGTAACTAAATGTCTCAAGAGCTGTCTGATCTCAAACTTTCCAGATCAGAATGCACTAAATGCGGCGCAGTATGGATTAACGGACAACACGTCTGGCGCGGCACAGGCAATACATCTGATAACTCAGAATTAGATTTGGCAGGTTTGGTCTGCAATAATCTAGGAAACGAAGAATGTATTAATCCAAAGAAAGGCCAAATTGGTGGTCAGACTTGGGAGTATCGTTCTGGTTATATTGATGGGGCTATCGCTGCAAAGAAAGCAGTGTTAGAAGAACTCCGTGACTCACAGGATGACTGAAATTAAACCTGATTCCTTGGTCACTCAACAAGAGTGCCAAGAGATGATAGACGCTGCTATTAGGAGGCATAATCGCAATGCTAGTATTATTTCTATGTGTGTCGGTTGGGTTGTTCTTGCACTTTTTGCTGAAGGTCTCCTCAGGCTCGTAGGTGCTATCGATCCCCTATTCCCATGGCTCAAGATTACATTACCCCAATAGCGTTTTATTCAGTTTGGTTTGTTCTTCTGGGTATCGCCATCTCCATGATGATTCAGGGGTGGCGTATCTTGGGGGAGCGTGATGGATACATGAAGAAACCAGATTATAAGTCTCATCCTGAAATAGATGAGCTCCCACCAGGGACTACTGGTAAACTCATGTCGGTTACATTCAAAGAACTAGAGTACCCAGAGGGGTATGACGAACTTCAAAAGAGAATCCAAGATTTAAAAATGGATGAACTTTTTGATGAACCTTCCACTTACGAGGACGACGATGATGATGGACGAGACTAATCCAGAAGAGCATAAGTTTTTTATGAACTTTAACATTGAAGATGTTTATTTGTTGTATGATTGCGTAAAGAGAAGACTAGAAACTTGGGAGGGATCTCCACAAAGACCATGGGGTGAACAAGAGCATCTCTGGCAACTAAGAGACGAACTATATAAAGCGGTGTTGGATTATAAGTTCAGCGCGATGTAATGTCTGAAAATGAACACATACAAACTACTACTATGCTTCTTGCCTCTCGCTGTGATCTACATAGTAATGAAGTTTGCTGTGTGGTTATCTGCCGTAAATTCTGAATCAGAATATGTCAGAAAAGAACCCTCAAGAAAACGAGGACCTTATGTGGAAAATCCATATGAGGACGTTGACGAAGAGGAAGAGGAATATGGAGATCGCACAGATTATAGATGAGGCCCTTGAAAAACATTATTCCGAACTTGGTTTACCTGTTCCCAATTGGAAAAGAAGCAGGGACCCCGAGTGGTGGAAAGAATATTTAAGATCATTAGGATTGACGGAGAATAATGACTTTAGCTGATGCACTATTGTGGATTGCGATACCTTTCGTATGCACAACAATATTCTTTGGTATATTCAAAGGAGAAGAGGTCTATTATGACTCAGACGATTACACCGGAAACGGAACTGCGCATTAACCAGAGATTCTTATTTGCAGAATCTTCGTTCGCAAGGATATTCAGCGTACCGCAAGTAACTACAGAGATGCGACGATTTTGCTCTAACTGGGCACGAGGAGGAGAAGAGGCACCGCTAGATTCATTACAAAACGTAGATCTTTATTTTAGAGAACTATGGAATCAGAACTCATAATCATAGGATTTTTCATTGGGATAGGTATTTTCCTATCAGTTATTTCACTAATATCAGACTTTTTAACTTAATGAGTACATTATTTGTCTTTGTTTTTATAACACTTCTTGTTACTGCAATGGAAGTGACATGGCCAGTAAAATATAAAGGAAAATGAATCCAACTGATCCTGTTTGGAGCATCTTTGTCATGCTTGTTATCCTGTTAGCAGGAACCTGTTACTATATCTACTATATAATGAATATGGCTAACTTGGAGATGCAAGATGGGATCAATGACACCGCCCAGCAGGAAGAGCTGCTACAACTTTCGTTGTTTGGAGATCACCAAAGTATTAGACGGAGATACGATTGATGTGGTTATCGATCTCGGATTTGATCTCTATAAAAAAGAAAGAGTTCGTATCGCTGGCGTCGATACTCCTGAAAAACGAACGCGAGACTTGGAAGAGAAAGCGCTCGGAATCGATGCAACCAACTGGCTCAAAGACAAACTGGAAGGTGCTATTGCTGGTGACGATGATCTTATCATTCGTACTGAACTTGTTGGGGGTGTGGGTAAGTATGGTCGCCTTCTCGGTTGGTTATACATTGGGGACGCAACAATCTCTCTCAACGAGCAAATGATTACAGCAGGTTATGCATGGGAGTATGACGGTGGCACTAAGAAGAAAGACTTTGAGGAACTGAGAGAGATTCGTCGTCGATTAGGAACATTGGTAGAGTGATGCAATTGTACAACGAGCCGCACCTACAACGCAAAAGCGATAAATGTGCTTCTCTTTGGAAAGAATGGTATAACTACCATTATGGTTTAAAAGATTATGTAAGATCAAAAAGAATGAGGGAAAAGTGGTGTAAGTGTTGTGATGATTTTAGCATAATGCTAGACAATGAATTAAAAACCAATCCAAGATATAATAATGGACGATATTTACTTAGGGAACCCGAATCTAAAGAAGGCCCACACAAAGATTGAATTTACTCCCGATCAGATCGAGGAGTTTATTAAGTGCAAACAGGATCCTGTTTATTTTGCCAAAAATTATATCAAGATTGTATCTCTGGACGAAGGTCTTGTCAACTTTAAACCATATGACTTTCAAGAGAAGTTAATTAATAACTTCCACAATCACAGATTTAATATCTGTAAGATGCCTCGTCAGACTGGTAAGTCTACAACTTGTGTATCTTACTTACTCCATTACGCTATTTTCAATGATAATGTCAATGTTGCTATCCTGGCTAACAAAGCATCTACTGCAAGAGATCTGCTGGGAAGATTACAACTTGCATACGAGAACTTGCCTAAGTGGATGCAGCAGGGTATCATCGTATGGAACAAAGGTAGTGTAGAACTTGAAAATGGCAGCAAAATACTCGCCGCATCTACGTCTGCATCTGCTGTCCGTGGCGGCTCCTATAATATCATCTTTCTTGACGAGTTCGCGTTCATCCCGAATCACATTGCTGATCAATTCTTTGCCTCTGTTTATCCTACTATCTCGTCTGGACAAAACACCAAAGTAATTATGGTGTCTACGCCACACGGTATGAATCACTTCTACCGTTACTGGCATGACGCTGAGAGAAAGAGAAACGAATATATTCCCACAGAAGTTCACTGGTCAGAAGTTCCTGGTCGTGATGAGGCTTGGAAAGAACAAACAATCAGAAACACTTCAGAATCACAGTTCCGTGTTGAGTTTGAGTGTGAGTTCCTTGGATCTGTTGATACTCTGATTGCACCAGCCATTCTTAAGACAATGGTCTATGAGGATCCAATTCAATCAAATGCTGGATTGGATATCTTTGAAAGGCCTAGAGAAGAACATAATTATTTGATGACAGTTGACGTTG